CTCTTGTTGAAATATGGAATGATACGTTATTAACAGACTTTGACTTTATGTGGATAGAGTCAGATCAATCTGTTGAGTTACAACTCGTCTGTAATGAGGGTGGTACGTTAGCAGCATCTAACATAGAGAATGGTTTTTGTGTTAAATTAATAGCTGGTGTACCGTTTGTACTAGGTAGTGATGACAGTCGTAACATGGGTGACATGGCTGGCACGTTTAATGAGAGTAATCATCAGACTGAGATTGATACGTGGGAGACTACGTGGTCGGCTGATACAATAGATCGTATAGAATGTTACAACACTTCAGGCAGTACTGCTAATGTACGTGTCTTTGCTGCAACTTAACACTAGGAAAATAATATGGAAAAACCAGATACAAGTCTTGATAGAGAGTACGCAGCAGCAGTTCTTAAAAATATGAGAAAAGAAGGCGCTATTAAAAAAGTTAGGAATGTAGGTGTTCCTTCAAAGCCTACTAAAGCAGATATTGCAGAAGCAAAAGGTATTTTAAATTCTCTTTATCAAGACGGTGGCAGAGTAGGTGCAGCCGACATGTCAGCCAAGAAGACATCCTCACCTAAGAAGAAACAGATGCCGCAATACTACATGGGCGGTGGCATGGCAAAGAAAGGTAAGATGTACTCTTATGGTGGTAGAGTAGCTAAATATAAGGATTAACAAAATGCGTCCTAGACTTAGAAAACCGGGAGAATCTATAAAAGACTATCGCGCTATGGTAAAAAGAATGGAGGATCGATTTGAAGGAAGACGTTCTACTCCTACGCCAAAACGTTCATCTTTAACTCCTGCTGAAAGAAACGCTTTTAACAAGTCACGTTCACAAAAAACTTCAACTCCTTCAAGAAATCCTACTCAAACAAAACCCTATATTGCTAGACCACCTAAAAAATCTTCAACTTCAAGCCTTGGAAAACTATTTAGTAAAGCAAAACCAGCTTCTACAAGCACACCAACTTCTCTCTTTGGAAGTGTAGCCCGTGGACCTAAAAAGTACAATCAAGCAGCTTATCTTTCTGGCTTAAATACTCCTTCTAACACTAAAAAACAAAGTATATACAAACCCTACGCTAAAGGTGGTGGTGTTCGTAAACCAAAGTACAAGGACTAACAATGGCAAATTATCTAGAACTTACTAATCGTGTACTAAACGAACTAAATGAAGTAGAGTTAACTGCTACTACTTTTGCCTCTGCTAGAGGTGTTCAGACGATGGTAAAGAATGTAGTCAATAAAGCTATTCATGATGTGTACAATGCAGAAGTAGAGTGGTCTTATTTATACAAGAGCTTTGAACAACAGCTTACTGCAGGTAAAAGATTATACGATTATCCTTCTGATTCTAGAAAGATTAACTTTAGCTCCTTCATGCTTACTCCTGTTGATCTTATTACTAACGGAAGCTTCTCTACTAATCTAAGTGATTGGACTACTGTGACAGGTAGTCCTTTTCACACTAAAGCTAGAGGTGATGGTGCAGCACGTTTAAATGCCTCAGAGATAACACAAGCTGTTAGCACAGTAGTCGGTAAGGACTATATAGTACGTACTCGTACCTTTGGTGGAGATATATCTATTAAGATAGGTACAACTTCTGGCGGTACAGAGATATCTTCTAACACATTAACTATTGACAACATAGGAGATGGAGAGTATAATACTACTAGATTTACCTCTACTGCTGCTACTATTTATATAGGATTTGCTAATACCGCTTCTGCTAACTACGACGTAGAAACAGTAGAGACTACTGAGAACTTTGCTCCTCAACGTTTAGCGTATCTTTCCTATACTGAATGGCTAGACTCACACAGTGAAGGTGATCTCAATACTACAAGCGCAAGTCAATTTAGTCTTCCTAGATATGTGTATCGCACACAAGATAACGCTTTCTACGGTTTCAGTCCTATACCTGACAAGAGTGCCTATACGGTAACTTTTGACTACTATAAAACACACACAGACCTTTCTGCTTACAATGATCTACCTACTCTTCCTAGTAGATTTCATGACATAGTAGTCAACAGGGGTAAATATTACGCTTATATGATGAGAGCTAATATGGCAGGAGCGCAACTATCAGAAAAAGATTATCTAGAAGGTATTAAACGTATGAGAGTAGAGCTACTTAATCATCAAAACTATTTTTATCCTTCAGGTATTACAGGAACTACGAAGAGGTTTGTAGGAGTGAACACCTAATATGGCTGATATAACAGCACCCGAATATATATCTCCGTATGTTGTTACCACTGCAGGAGGTTTAGTGCTAGACAGAGATGTCTACACAATGCCTGTAGGTGCAGCAACAATACTACAAAACTTTGAACCTTCTGTTAAAGGAGGTTACAGACGTTTAAGTGGTACAAGTAAATACTCGTCTACACAAGTAGGTGGAGCTACTTCTGTTATTTTAGGTGTAGCTATATTTAATAATAGTGTAGTAGTTGCTCAAAGTACGTCTGTCTATAAAGGCACTGGTAGTGCGTGGACTTCTATTGACTCTGGGCGTACCTCTGCAGGACGTTATCGCTTTGAAACATATAACTTTACTACTAACGAGGAGCGTCTTATCTTTGTTGATGGCGCTAATGCTGCTTCACTATATAATGGCACTACAGTAACTGACATTAAAGGTAATGCTACTAATGTTACAACTACTGGTTCTACTACAGGAGCTTCAACTTCTCTTACTGTAGGTAGTGCTGCTGGTATTGTAGCAGGAATGTACGTAACTGGTACTAATGTAGCTGGAGGCTCTACTGTCTCTAGTATTTCTAGTACTACTGTAATATTATCTACAGCAAGTAGTGGATCAGTAAGCGGTAATGTAGTATTTGATGGGTTAGGCACTGCACCTATTGATCCTAGTATGGTTGCAGCTTTTAAGAATCATATGTTTTTTTCAGGTATGAGTTCTAATCCTAACTCTTTACAGTTTTCTTCACTAGGTGACGAGAATGATTTTACAGCTTCTAACGGAGCAGGAATACTAAACGTAGACAGCACTATAGTTGCTTTAAAGTCTTTTCGTGACTCTTTAATAATATTCTGTGAAGATCGTATCTACAAACTAACAGGTAACGCTTTAGCTGATTTTGTTATAGCTCCTGTATCTCGTAACGTTGGTTGCTCAGATGCTTTTAGTGTGCAGGAAATAGGTGGAGATGTTATCTTTCTAGCACCTGATGGTCTACGTACTATTGCAGGTACAGCACGTATTGGTGACGTAGAGTTAGGCACAGTTTCTAAACAGATACAGGATCGTATTAGTGATATAGGTTTTGAAAAGATATCCTCTGTTATTATTCGCAGTAAGAGTCAGTATCGTTTGTTTTATCCTAAAGATGGAGGCTCAGTCTCAGCCGCAAAAGGTATTATTGGTGTATTAAAAGCTAATCCTTCAGGACAAGTAGGTTGGGAATACAGTGACATTAGAGGTTTAAAACCTTCTTGTTGTGTTTCAGGTTTCATCTCAGGAGTAGAACAAGTAATACACGGTGGATATGATGGTTACATCTATCTACAAGAAACAGGTAATAGCTTTGACGGTACAGCAATGAAAGCTATTTATCGCTCTCCTGATCTGACTATGGGCGATGCAGGTATACGTAAAATTATGCAACGTATCAACGTAAACTATGATCCTGAAGGTTCTGTTGATGTTAACTTATTTGTTAAGTACGACTTTGAAGATGCTGCTACACCTCAACCAACAGCATACAATCTTACTACAGCAGATACTGCAGCTATCTACGGAAGTAGTTTGTATGGTTCAGCAGTATATGACGCAGAAGGTATGCCTATCGTTAGACAATCTGTAGAGGGTAGTGGTTTTACCGTAGTAGTCAGACTAGAAGACACAAGTAGCAATGCACCTATAACACTTAAAGGTTTTGAATTAGAATTTACACCGGGAGCTAGAATGTAAAATGACAGGTTATGCAACAAGAGTAAGTACCTTTACTACAGGTGATACAATCGCAGCAGCGGATTCTAATGATGAATTTGACGCAGTAGTAACAGCTTTTGGTACAACAGGACACACACACGACGGTACAGCAGGTAACGGTGGTAATCTTGCTGCACTACGTAGTCATGCTATAACATTTGGTTTAGGTACTGCAGGAACTGACGTAGTAGTAACCTTTGACGGTGAAACAAATGATGGTGTTCTTACGTGGATGGAAGATGAAGACTACTTTAAGTTTACTGATGATATACTATTGAATACTACAGAAAAACTTCTTTTTAATGATACTGGTACTTACATACACTCTAACGCAGATGGTGACTTAGATGTAGTATCTGACGGTACTGCAGTAGACTCCATTAATCTAGAGTCTGCTGGTGGTATTACATTAGACGCAGGTACAGCAGCTAGTGGCATTATCTACGAAGACGATGGTACTGAAATGTTACGTGTACATAATAGTAGCAGTGACGTTATACTAGAATCTAAAGTATCTGATAAAGATATTATCTTTAAAGGTAATGATGGTGGTGCTGGAGTTACTTCATTAACACTAGATATGTCTGATGCTGGTCGTGTTGTAGCGGCTGGTAATATGACCGTTACAGGTGATCTAACTATTTCTGGTGATGATCTTGTTATGGCTACTAACACGGCAGGGCATCTATTAGTAGGTGATGGTACTAATTATAATCCTGTAGCTGTGTCAGGTGACGTTACGTTAGCATCTTCAGGTGCAATTACTATTGCTAATGGTGCAGTAGAAAATGCTATGTTAGCTGATGATGCAGTAGGTGCTGATGAGTTAGCAGCTAACGCAGTTGTAAATGCTAGTGTAGCTTCTGGTGCGGCTATAACTATAAATAAGACTGCTCTGGTAGCTGGTACTAATATTACTTTAGCTACTAACACTCTTAACGTAGATGATGCCTTTCTAATTAATAGTGGAGATGACACAACAAGCGGTGTTATTACCTCTGCTGGGTATACAGCTAATGTAGCTGCTGGTTCAGGTGACGTAGCCCTCAATTTACAATCAGGCGGTGCAACAAAGTTTGTTATTGGTATTGATGATAGCGATAGCGACATCTTTAAGATACACTCTGCTACTGCACTAGCAGACACAAGTGACTTTGAGATGACAGCAGCAGGTGTTGTGTCACTAGCTAGTACTTTAAATGTTGGAGGTGCATTAGTAGTAACAGGTGACTTTACAGTTAATGGAGACACTACTACCGTTAACACGGCTACTCTTTCAGTAGAAGACCCTTTGATTATTTTAGCTTCAGGTAATGGTGGTGCGGATACTGTCGATATAGGATTCTATGGTCTGTATGATACTTCAGGATCACAAGACTTATACGCAGGTCTATTTAGAGATGCTAATGACAGCGGTAAGTTTAAACTCTTTAAAGACTTACAAGCTGCTCCCGGCACTACAGTCAATACTAGTGGTACAGGATATGCTGTAGGTACACTAGTAGCTAACATTGAAGGTGGTTCAGTTACTGGAATTACTGATATTGTTGTAGCAGACGGTGGTACAGGAGTTTCTACTCTTACAGATGGCGGTGTACTTTTAGGATCAGGTACTGGTGCAATAACTGCTATGGCGGTTCTAACTGATGGACAAATGATAGTAGGAGATGGAACAGGTGATCCTGTAGCTGAAAGTGGTGCAACACTCCGTACTTCTATCGGTGTAGGTACAGGAGATAGCCCACAGGTAACAGGTATTGAGCTAGGACATGCTACTGATTCTACTATAACAAGAATATCTGCTGGTGTGTTAGCGATTGAAGGCTCTAATATTATTATGGCTTCTAATACTACATCTGCTACTGCTGCTGGTATAGTTGAGTTAGCTACTGACGCAGAAGCAATAGCAGGAAGCGATACCGCTAGAGCAGTTACAGCGGCTAATCTCGCAGCAGTAAGACTAGGAGCGCATCCAATAGACGCTACTCCAGCGGCTGACCACACAGCTAACGGTCCACAGACTGCTTCACTAAATGCTGGATACGGGTGTGCAGCTTTTGATCTTGTTTTTCTTGGAAGTTCTAGCACTTGGTTAGAGGCTGACTCAGATGCGGCTGGTACGTCTATAAATATGTTGGGCATTACTTTAGCGGCAGCATCTAGCGGGGCTGCTGTAAACGTAGCTTTACCCGGAGCTTTTATACGAAATGACACATTTAATTTTACTCCGGGAGCAGCTTTATATGTTAGCGGAACATTGGGCGCTATGACACACACTAAACCTTCAAGTTCTGGAGATATCGTAAGAACAGTGGGCTACGCTCTAACTGCTGATATTGTATTCTTTCAGCCTTCCTCTGATTTTGTAGTGCTTGTTTAATGGCTGTTATATCTACATTAAACGCTATTGCTGAAGATAGCATTGCATCTTTTAATGCTATCACTGCTAATACAATTGCAACATGGAATGGCATTGAGTGGGTTCATGGCTACGTCATTGAAGGCTCTGGTCTTTTCAATGGTTCAGATAGTGTTTTGAAAAGAACATTTAAAGCTGGGAATACTAAAATATTTACTGTTTCAGTTATTGTAAAGTTTAATGTTGGAGGAGATGCCAAAACTATATTTAGGGCTGGAACAAATGATTCTACTGACATTGACGTTCTTCAATTATCTAGTGGTATGCTTGATTTCCAAATGTATCATGGTTCAGCCCTTAAAGGTCGTCTTAGAACCACGCAGTTAATACGAGATTTTAGTGCCTATTATCATATAGTTGTTGCTGTTAATACAAATGCTGCAATAGCTGCTGCAAACCGATTAAGGATGTATATTAATGGGACAGAGGTAACAGATTTTGAGACAAGAAGTAATCCCGGCAATAATCAAGTTTTCCTTATGAACTCTGCTGTTGGACATAGTATAGGCGCTGGTCTTAGTAGTTTTTTTACTGACGCATATTATGCAAATGTTACTTTCATTGATGGCCTACAATTAACACCAACCTCATTCGGAGAAACTACAAGCGATGGTTATTGGCAGATTAACGATGCTTCTGATTTAACTTTTGGTACGAACGGCTTCTTGCTAGAAGGTGGTGCAAACGTAAGTATAGGAAACGACACAAGCATAGGCGCAGCTCTTACTGGAGCATGGGAAAGCAGTGCCGTATCTGCTGCTAATGTTGCTAACGGTGGTACATATACCTTTAGTTCTCAAGATATTGGTACTGCTGCCAGCAATAGAAATATTATTGTTGTTGCGTCAACTGGCGGTGGAGGGGCTGGCATTGATTTTGCTGCAACTTGTACTGTTGGTGGAGCAAGCATTGCAAGAATTGTTGATTTAGAGGGTAACGATAATAACGATATTTCAGTATATCAAGGCGTAATTGCTAGTGGCACATCAGCAGATGTTGTGATTACTGTTGCTGGTGGAACAATGGAAAAGTGTGGAATAGCTGTTCACGCTGTCTTTGGTGACAAAGTTTCATTAAATGATCTTTATACTCAAGCTGCAACAACTGCTGCACCAAGTGGTTCTGTGGATGTTCCTGCTGGCGGTGTAATAATTGCCGCAAATAAAATTCAAAGCAACGACGGCGCATTTGCTACTTCATGGACAAATGCAACTGAAGTTTACGACCAAGTTCTAGAGGCTGGAACAAATGCTGATATGCAATCAGGTGCATACACAGCAGTTACAAGTGCTGCAACAGTAACTGTAACCGCCACGGCTAGTGGAGCTACTCTTAGAAACAGCTTAGTTGTTATGTCCTTTTCCACTGGAAACAACTTTAGAAAAGCAGGCACTATAACAGCCACTAATGACAGCCCAACAAATGGAGATGCCTAATGGCTAATGAATTTGGAAATTTTGCCACTCTTGATCCTTTAGTTTCGTCTTTAATTCCTAATACTGCTATTAGTAATGGTAGCAATACGATTATAACTGCAAGCGATCCAGGCGGTGATTACTGGTGTCATCAATCAACACTAACTTTTCCTGTTAAGAATGGTTTAAAAATTGTTTGTGAGATGACATATGTAAATGATGTTGACAGCGGTAGTGTTGCGCTTGGCATCAAAGGCCAAGGTTATGAGACTCCAAGCAGTGATGCCGATCATCTTTGGTACAACAGTGCCAGTGGCCGTGGAATGATTAATAATGAAAATTCAGAAACAGGGGCTACATATACAACTGGCGATGTTATTAGAATGGAGATTGATGCGTCAGCTTCTGATGGTGAAATGAGTGTTGAATTTTTTAAAAACAATGCATCACAGCTTACAGAAACTCACACGTTCACTTATACTAATTTGCACATAGAAGTTGTTGGAAGACATTTTGGTACAATAACAATGAACTTTGGAGCAACAGCTTTTGCTCATACACCAACATCAGGATTTGTAGGTTTATCAACAGCTACTTTACCAGAGCCAGCAGCAATAAATTATGAAGATGAATACTTTTTAAAAACTGGAATAATCCACACCACTGGATCAACTACTGCTGTTACTCTTCCTAAGACTGTCAGCGGTGGTGCGATGGTTCGTATTAAAGAAACTAACGCTACAACAGATTGGATAATGTTTGATACATCTCGTGGGGTAAATAAAGCTTTAGTTTGGAATGAGCCTGACGTTCAAGATACGTCAACATACGACGATCAAAATCTTACAGGCACAACATTTACCATGCCCAGTGATTTGCCAAGCGGTACTTTTCTTTTAGAATGTTTTTATGTAGGAGCATTTTTTCAAATTACAGCTTTTACAGGAAATGATACAGCAAGAGCTATTAGTTTTGCTGCCACTTTAAATTCTGTGCCGGGATTTATGTACATTAAAAATTTAAATACTGCATCCAGAGATGGTGTAATTTATCACGAATCACTTGGAAATACGCATTATATAATATCTAATGACCCTACTGCTAAAGCGGATGATGCCACATATTTTAACGACACAACTCCAACAGCTACTCAATTTACGGTTGGAACTGTAAACGAAACAAATGAAAATACCAAATTAATGATTTGCTACGCTTGGGCAAACTCAGGGCCGTATTCGTTTGGACAACATACTGGAAATCAAAGCACCGATGGAGATAGGGTAAATTTAGGAGGCTCTCCACAACTCATAGTTTCTAAGCCGCCAGGTGTTGGAGATAGTTACTTAGCAATGTATCGTCCATTGTTAGGTTACAATCCAAGTGGCGTAAGGCAATATTGGGAAGAGCCGTACGCTAACAGCACATCTACATCAGATGGAATGTTAGATTTTTTATCCAACGGTGTTAAATTTAGAACTGCTGGAACTGGAAACAACTCTACAAACACAAACTATGTAAGATATTTGTATTTTGCTTTTGGCATACAGCCGATGACGGATGGCGGTGCTAATCAAGCGCGTGCTGGTGCAGTTCCACCATACGCTCAAGCCCATGGTGGAAATCAAATCCTAAGAGTTGGTAATTTTTTTGTACATATCTTTACATCTAGCGGAATTTTTATACCTATTGCTGCAATTAGTGTTGAGTATCTAGTTGTTGCTGGTGGCGGTGGAGGTGCGGAGCAACATGGCGGTGGCGGTGGTGCTGGCGGGTTTAGAACAGCAACTGGATTAGCAACTGCTTTGCAAACCCATGCTGTTACAGTGGGTGCTGGAGGTGCTGGATCAGCAGGAGGATCAAATAATCGAGGTGCAAACGGTAGTAACTCAGTCTTCAATGGAATTACATCAATTGGAGGTGGTGGAGGAGGTACTTACATTAGCGCAGGTGGAGGAAATTCTACAGGAGCGGCTGGCGGCTCTGGAGGTGGTGGATCAAATACTTCTTCAGGCAGTGCAGCAGCGGCTGGTGCGGGAACAGCGGGACAGGGCAACGCTGGCGGTGTTGGATTTGTCGGTGATGAAATTAATGGAGCTTCAGGTGGCGGTGGAGCAGGTGCAGTAGGCGGTGTAGCTACTAGTAGCGCAGGGGGAGCAGGTGGTGTAGGTATTGCTTCAAATATAACTGGCGTTTCAATTTTTCGTAGCGGTGGTGGCGGTGGAGGCATTAATGGTAATGTAACAGCCGCAGCCGGAGGAAACGGAGGAGGTGGTGCTGGAGGACAAAACACACAAGATAACGCTGTTGCTGGAACAGCTAACACTGGAGGCGGTGGAGGCGGGGGTAGTTCTGGAAGTAAGGCGGGTGCGGCTGGCGGTTCTGGTATTGTTATTATTAAGTATGCGATATAAGTACAAGTAAAATGGATGGGGCAATTGATTAATAGAATAGTTACTCTTATAAATATGTAGAAAGGAATTAATTTTATGGCTATACCTTCTACTAAAGAAACTTTTAAAAATTATTGTCTAAGAGCTCTTGGTTCTGGAGTTATAGATATCAACGTATCAGATGACCAAGTAGATGATCGTATAGATGAAGCCTTGCAGTATTTTGCACAATATCACTAT